TTCAACGGTTTCAGTTGTCGCGCTAAAGTTTTTAGCTGGGCCAGCTTGTAAACCGTTACGCATAATTGAGTTGTCACGGTTTCCACCAAAACCACGTTTTTGAATAGAGTCAAACATACCACCTAACGTATTCGCTTGACTCACACCGCTGACGTTATAAAGCGCATCAATGAGTGATTCAGGTTTGCGATCTTCTAGTAGTTTGGTCGAAAGAATGTTTACTGTGTTTGGTGTGTCGAATACAGGTACTTCAGCTTTTGATACAACTGATGTCCCTGTCGTTTGATAACCATTTTGTTTAATTCCCGTATCTTGAACGTTAATTTGCTCAAGCGTCTCGGTGTTTGTATCTACGGTTTGCTCAGTTTCTGCAACCGTAGAAATGGAAAAACTAGTTAAAAGTGCGGTTGAAATAAGGCTTAATTTAAAATTCATAACCGCTTCCCAATAGATACTAAAGAGCCAAAAGTATAGCGAAAACGTTTTTGTTAATCAATACAAATTATTTTCATTTGTATTTATGCTTTATTCAGAAAAGATTCATTCAAATTAAGCGGGGGGATAAAAAGAAAAATCCCAAGCTAAAAAGCTTGGGATTGCAATATGGTGCGACTAGCTTGCACCTTATTTGATAGGAATAACAAATAGATAGGTATATTTTGGCGTAATTTTGGCGTAGCGGTGAAAATCTATTATTGGCGTTTAGTGTGTCGTTTTACCCACTTTACCACTTCGCCAGCAACATATCGAGGTCGTTCGTTTTTGTCTGAAAAGTATCTCGATTGTGGAAAATCGCCTTTTGTAACGATGTATTTTACTGTAAAAGTATAGGACTTGTTAAGATATAAGGCAATCTCTTCGATAGTCATTAGATTTTGACTGTTTTCCGTGTAAGAGGCAAACGCTGCCATCTTAGTTGCATTCACAATCTCTTTTTCTGCTTTTTCTGATAGAGTTATTTTATCCATAAAAGCTCCAATAAAAAACCGCCCATAAAGAGCGGTTGTAACGAATTATTTTAGTTAGCCGATAAACGATATAGCAAATGTTCAAAATCGGCTCTATGGGCTTGTTTAAGCGGTTCTATAAGCTTTCTCGCTAGTGGCAAAGATTTATCATAGTAACGCTTATATTCTGTGTGGTGTCCGTAAACTGTCGGACTATATGACGAACCGATTACTTCTAACGGTTTAACCAGTTTTCCAAGTAACCAATTCATCTGACCGTGCGAGAATAACAATAGAGTAAGATTTGAGATTTCTTCTTTCGTTAATTCAAAAGTAAATCTTTCCTCTGCCGGTGGAAGTGCAATAGGCTGTAAGTTCATAATGAACGCCATTGCATTTCCAAATTGGTCTTGTGGAATTTGGTCGTATTTAGCAACCTTGAAAGCAGATTTTAACTGGCGGTAGATTTCTTGCCAGTGTAAACCTGTTCTATGGTGTGCTTGTTGTACCGCAGATTGGATCGCCTGTTGTTGTTCATGTGTAATGGTATTTGGCAAAAGTGCGGTCGATTTCTTGTGTAGATTTAAGAACGCACGTAATACGATTAAATGGAATTTAGGACTAATCCACATCGCATAGGCAAGCATTAATTCTTCGCAAGCGTAAGTGCTTGGATTTTTACCGCCACGAACCGTTTTTACTACCGAAGTAGGAATTCCTACTTTGCCCTCAATCTCTATTTCAGAGATTAATTCTTTGGTTTGTTGGTTTGATAAAAACAAAACAGGCTTATGCTTTTGCTCACCGCCACTTGCTCTATGTAGATCCGTTAGTGAATAAAGATTATCTAATTGACGAATTGAATTATTAAGAATTGTTAAGTTTGACATTTTTGTACCTTTCGTTTTAGTTTAGTTAGTCGTTCGCTTAGTGGGCGGACGGGCTTCAACTACCAACGAAAGATGGCGGAGCTTATTCCCTTTTGGTGTTTTATTTAGCTCTCTCAACCCGACCGTAAACGATCGATACCTAAATTTCAGGTACAAAAAAACCGCTTTTGGACGGGCGGATAACCGTCTTTCGTTTGTAGTACGGTTATCTTAATCCGAAGTATAAGCGGTGTCAATATATAGTAATCTTAACTAATTACTCATCATTCCGTTTGTTCTGTTCGATCCACTTCCTCACTTCTTCGCCACTCCAGCTAAGAATATATGGCTGAGGATATACAGGCTTTGGAAATTTCCCATCACGAACGAGATTATAAAGTTCATCTTCGCTAAGCTTTGTCGCCTCGCAAACAAGTGCTAGCGGCATTAAAGCAAACGGAGTGAAGTTAGTTTTAATTTCTGCTTTTTCCATATTCATCACCTTAATTTTTTGAATATGATAGCACATTGTTAATCTTTTGGCAGTTTAGGCAAAGGCATCCAGTGAGTTACTTCTGGGTTGTCTGTTCTAAAGTCATAAGATGTATGCTCGCTATTTATCCACATCGTAAAAAATTTAGGATGATCCTCTTCCACTAAATCAGAATACCAACCTTGTTCGATTGAAAGAGAGCCATTATCGAGTTTGCAACATAACAATAAATTTGGATGACTATCCTCAACTTCTATATCTGGCATTACTTCAGGCAATCTATCACTACACTTAATCCATCTGCTCATATCACACCACCCAGCAAAACGCTTTCCACGCTACGCCAAAAAATAAGCCTATCCAAGCTCCAGCCATCGCAATGACGAAAGCGCCAGTTAATAAATAGACTATCCATTCTATAAATGCTTTCATGTTTACTCCTTTTTGTTATTTATATGCGCTAAAAGACTGCGAATACCTCTGTTCATATAACGAGTTGTGCGCTCAACCCATAATCCTGTTGATGGATAAAAATCTATTTTAGGATCAACGCATAAAATGACTAACTGCTTGCCAAAATTATGCGATTCAAACTGAATTCCTTTTTCTTTGAGTAGATTGGTGCTGTATTCTAAATTTTTAATCCGTTTATTTGCTTTGTCTTGACGGTACTTGCGCCAAGACTCGGTTTCTTCATTTATCATACTTACTCCATCATACTCTCCATAAAATCAAGCCATTTTTTAGCATCTTCTCTTGTGCGATAGCAACCGCCTCTTTCGGCTGCTGCTATATCAAATTTTTCTGTATCACAATATTCACTTTCATACGCAATAAAGCCGCCTGTAATATAGAAGTACGGCTCACCATACTTAGGCTTAAACGGCTTAGGTAAATCTTCAATGCTAATCTTTGGGTCTTGCCACATTCTGATTATGTCAAATTGCACTGAGGCATTTGAACCAGCCTCATTCCATTCAACATCTATATATTTACATTTATCTCCATCTTCATTTAAAACAATTCCGTTGAGTGGTTTTTTACCTAATTTACCCATTAAAGTTGGGTAGTTTCTAAGGTCATACACTACAAACGCTTTTTTTCCATTTCTAAGCATTACAGGTTCGCCACTCAAGGCTGCTTTTAAGTCAAACTTTTTCATTTTCTTTCTCCATTAAAACAAAAGGCGCTCGCTTGGAACGCCTATTGGATTTGTTAAATATTGATTTACTGCTTTGTAAATATCCACTATTAATTCAAGTGGAATGTTCGATCTTTCATTGTATGATTTTGAAAAATCCTCCCATTGTTGCTGAGGCTTTGATTTATGATTGTTTCGTAACCCAAGATTAATATTACTCTTAAATCTTGTTGGTTTACGCAAAGGGTAGTTATACAAGTTATAGTGCGCCAAATTATCAAAAGGAATCTGAAAATTGAGAATATCATTTACATAATGCCAAATCTTGCTGCTTGCCGGATTTTCTATTACATAAACTTTCGGATTGTAACGTTTGATAATTTCTATCGTGTTGTAGATACAAAGTTCACCATTAATGCGGTTTAGGAAAGAGCGGTCATATTTAAATTGGACGTGCGGTAAATCATAATCCGCACGACTTCTAACCGTAAATTTTGATAATTCACGATTTACTGCTCCTGTTTCCTGTTTCCAGCTTGCATTGCCTCCCCACATTGCACTTGCAACCGACCAGCTCTCACAAGGCGGACTAGCTATAATCAAATCAGGTTTAGGCAGTTTATCAAGCTCATCGAATAGCTTGTTATCGCCAAACATACGACTATAATCGGCTAAATTAAGATTAATAAAATGGTTATTTTTACTCTCAATATCTATGCCGATAGGGTAGATTTCCACCGACTTGTCAACTGACTGATTAAATAGCTCTGCGCCTTGCGTATAGCAACCATTACCGCTATCGAACAATGCCCAAACAATCATATCAATCACCCGCTTTATGGTTTACCTTTGCCATATTAACCACTGGTAAAATATCAACTAAAGGCTCGCTTGCATTATCAAGGCTTTCAGTTAATTCCAATCGTCCGCCAAGTGTTGCGTAACCAATAATGTCTTGCCAATGGTCTGTTTCATGTGAATTACCATTCAGAATTCTCACTAACTTTCCAGCTATCATTGTCAAAGCGTAATACTGCACTCCGTCAATATTCTTGCGATTTTTATTGATAAGCTCCATCAACGCATTAAACGTAATAGAGCCTTGAGTAAAATCCCCGTGCGTATTTCTTCGCTCTTTCAGAATATCTTCTGTTGTCATTTCTGTTCCTTGTTCTTATCCGTGTAATTGACTAATTCACGGATTTTCTCACGCACAATTTCAAGAGCCTTTTCTAAACTCCGTTCTTTTTCGTGCAATTCCGCTAATTCGTGTTCTGCTTGTTCTTTTTCCATTCTTTCACCTAAAAGAAAACCGCCTTATTTGGCGGTCTCAATCATTTTCAACACTCTGCTTTTACTTTCTTTCACTGGGAAAGCGTAGTTTTCCTTATCGAAAATGAACGTTACTTCGTGTTCAACATCCACTCTTTCAATCTCATCAATGTAGAAATCAATAGGTCTATTGCTATAGGATGTTAAAGTTATTTTCTTCCTCATAACTCCCCGCTCGATTGG